ATAGTAAACTTAACAATCCAAACAAACAAGGAGGATAATCATGACAATAACTACTGATCAAGCCCTAGACAAGCTAGGCGACCACTACAAGAGTCTTAAGATCAAGACTAAAATGACGACAATGAACATATATGACGGTGTGTTGGAGCGTTTCATGCAAAGGAACAGCTTGACTCCAAAACAAGCACTGTGGACATACGATAATTTGAGTATGGCGGGTATACCAATACCTATGGATTTCAAACAATACATAGAACTCCCAGGTACAGAAACACAGAAGACTGCCTACTCAAAAGTAATTGATTTATTACCTGATGGTCCAGATATCAACGATAAGGCTATTGAAGATATCATGTCAGGTGGGCACACTCTGGAAGATCTAAAAATAAGCAAAACAGAGGACATCAATTACGGCGAACAGGCACAAGCTGAGTTACAAACTATTAGGAATAGTGTGATGAAGCTTAACGACTTGTTGGTTAAATTGGACTCTTAGCATAGAGTTCTACATGGGTTTTTACTCCTATTTTGCGGCCCATGTGGAATGCATTGGGGTAGCACCTGGTAAAATGCTACCCCACACTAACCCACCCATTTCTACACAGCATATAAAAAGCCACACAACAAGGTAAAAATACCGGTATACATTAGTACCCAAAACCAGTTTAACCGCGCTGTAAAGGTCTCTATGTGGTTCTTTTTCTTAGCAATAACTAAATATTTGCATGAATAACACATGGTTAGCATATTTCCAAGCAATTGAACCAGTTTGTCCATGGAGTCTAAAATCATTCAAAAAGGGCCGTATAAAGTTCCAAGAATATGACCCATACACCATAGCTATCAATGACATGGAATGGGATGACAATGAACAGGATGCTATCATATACCTCAATGCACCAGACAGCATAGATTACCTGGATGACACAGTGGAAGACCTAGAAAGTGAACCCAGTGAGAACTGCATATACTTCTGGTCACACCCAGATCACACAAAAGGTGGTAACAATCAGGCACCAGAACCAGTGTTGATCCAGCAGAGTCGTAGACAACTGACATCCATAAGATCGGACAAAAACAAGTATAAATAACAATGTAACACAGCGCATAATGTTGCACTGGAGATTACTCACATCTTAAAGGAGGAAAAAACGATGGAAAATACGGAAACAAACACCCAACCCACTGCGGTTGATAAACAAGATTCAACACCAGTGTCTGATGACACTCCAAGCGTTGAAAAAGAGCAGGCTAAGACATTTACACAAGAAGAACTTGACAAAGTTGTTGCTGAGAGATTAGCTAGGGAAAAGCGAAAGTACGAGAAGAAATACGATGGTATTGATATTGAACAGTACAATGAGCTTACAGCCAAAGCTGAGAAAGAGCGTAATGACAAACTCAAGGCCAAAGGTGAATTTGAAAAGATCTTAAAAGAGACTGTTGAGAAGAAAGACGCTCAATTGAATCAATACAAGGCTCAAATTTCATCTATTAAGATAGACGGGAATCTAACAGACCTTGCTGCAAAAAGCAATGCTGTAAATCCTGGACAAGTAGTTCAACTACTCAAGAATCAAGTCAGACTTGGTGATGATGGTGAAGTTGAGATTGTGGATTTGAAAACTAATAGCCTGAGATATACTGAAAACGGTACTTCAATGACGGCCAATGATTTAGTTAACGAGTTCCTACAAGCCAACCCACATTTTGTCAAAGCAAGTCCAGGCGGATCGTCAAGTGAGAGTAAGATTGGTACGAATAAAGGTGTAGATGTTGACATAGCAAACCTTGACATGAATAATCCTGATCATAGAGCCAAGTATGGCGCTATGTTGAAGGCCAAAGGTAATAGATACACAATTAAATAAAGATCTATTACTATGTTAATATAAACGGAGGAAACAAACATGACAGTATTAACTTCAAGCGCAGGTTCAACTGGTGGTCTGTTTACTAATATTCAACAATCAGCTCTTTTCACATTCAATGAAAACGCTTTACTTAGAAACTTAGTAACACAATACGACTTAACTGGTACACCTGGTTTAACAGCACAGATTCCTGTGTATCCAACAAGTTCTGCGGCGCACACAGCGTTGACAGAAACTTCGGACTTAACTTCAACTGAGACTATCACTCCAACTTCAGTGACTATCACTGCTGCTGAGTATGGTCAAAGAGCAGACATCACTGACCTTATGTTAGAAGCTTCACCTTTTGATGTAGCGACTGATGTAGGTAGAATCCTAGGTGATGCATTAGCACAAGGCATGGATGAAAAAATCACTGATGCTTTTGCTAACTTCAACGGAGAAGCTGGTCCAGGTGCAAACCAAGAATTAACTGCAACACACATCATCAACGCTGCTGCAACATTAAGAGCTGCTTCAGCTCCAGTAAACTATGTTGCTGTGATCCACCCACTACAAGCTGCTTCAGTAAAAGCTACTTTAGCTGGCGCTGGTGGTTCATTATCAAATGCAGATGTTGCTAACGAAGCAATGAGAAACTACTTCATTGGTACAATCAATGGCGTAAGAATCTTTGAATCTGCTTCAATTGATGTTGATGGTTCAGGTGATGCAGTAGGTGCTGTGTTCCACCCAATGGCATTAGGTATGGTAATGAAAAGAAATCTTAGAATTGCTACTCAGCGTGACGAGTCTGCAAGAGCTACAGAAATTATTGCTACTGCCGCTTACGGTGTTGCTGAACTTAAAGATGCATACGGTGTTAAGCTAACAGCTGACGCAACTGTATAATCAATTTGATTCATAACAATTTGTGGGGCGGTAGAGATATCGCCCTGCTTATTAGAACAGGAGAAACTAACAATGGCTATGAGCACAGATGCAGATGTGAAAGTGTATGAACCAACCGTAACATCATATGGTATACAAGAATTTTCAGCTGAACATGCAAAGACGAAAGCTGACATAGAGAGATTATTAAGAATTGAATGGTGGCCGCGTGTGAGATCCACAAGGTTGAACACCCATGTGAGTACCGCTACCACCCTAGAAATGGATGCTACAAAATTAACTGAATCACAATTCACAAGGGCTGCAGTGTTCCATGCACTAGCATATTACATACTACCAAAACTATCACAGTTCCAGACAGATGCTGACATATTTGAAAGGAAAATGGGTTACTACAGGGACAGATTCCAGGAAGAATTTGATCTGATATTAAAGGATGGTGTTGAGTATGATCACAGCGGTGACGGTACGATACAGGATTCAGAAAAACAGACAAACCACTTCAACAGATTGGTGAGATAACATGACTGCTTCAATAAGGGAACAAATAGCAACGGATATAGTTGAAACATTGGAATCAGCCGTTGATCCGGTGGCTATTAAACTGGTGAGTAGGAATCCAATCAACTTAGCTGACATATCAATTGAACAATATCCATGTATATTCGTGAGAACAAGCAGTGAAGACAGGGATGACGCTTCAAGCAGTTCAAGCACGAGACATGGTACAGTTGACTTTGAGATAATTGGTCTCATCCGTACAAATGCTAATTCAAACATAGACACGGATCGTAATGCTTTGATACAGACCATTGAAGATAAGTTAGAAGCTGACAGAAAGCGTAACAGTCTAGCGCTCAACAGCACAATAACCAATGTTGTCACTGATGAAGGTGACCAATACCCTATAGGTAGAGTAACGATTAACTATAGAGTTCAATATAAATATACAAGAGGAACAACATAATATGGGTAAAAGACAAATTATAGTAGATGGTGAGGTTAAATTGGTGTCTTACAACGAATTCATGAAGAATTCTGGTAAGGGTACAACACAACCAAAACCAAAGGCTAAAAAGAAGATTCATGTTGGTAGTGATCAGACCAACAAGGATGTAAAAGTGGATTCACCGTTCAATGATGGTGAGCCAATTAACATTGATCAGAAACCAACTAAAACGGAGGAATAACAAATGGCAACATTTACAGGACAATCTGGTTTAATCAAAATTGGTAGTGACATCGTGGGTGAATTAAGATCATTCACAATTGAACAGAGCCAAGATACGGTAGAAACAACTAGCATGCAAGCAGCTGGTAGTTCATCTACTTCAGTATCAAGAACATATAAACCTGGTTTATCAACATTCACAGTATCAGGCGATGTATATTTTGATGGTGATTCAACAGCACAAGGTGCATTAGAAGGCGGCTTAGATAACGCTGGTTTAGACACTGCACTTACATTCAAAGTATATCCAGCAGGTATAGGCGCAAATGACGGTAAAGCTTTCACAGGCACAGCTATCATGACTTCATTCTCAGTAACATCATCAGTGGATGGTGCGGTTGAGGCTAGTTTCGCGGCTCAAGGTACTGGAGACTTAACTATTGGCGACGCTGATTCAATAACTTAATCCAAAAAATTAAGGTATTGTACAGTGCTTAAAGTTCGTAGAAAAAGTGATGGTGGGTTGAAATCTTTACCAGATCGTATAGAAGCTTTGATTGACAAAGTTGGTAAAGATGCGTTAAGATCCATCAAAGGGTTCACTCCCATAAGGTCTGGAAGGGCCAGAAGGGGTTGGACATACGAAGGCGAACGAAGACCTGGGTGGACTGTCTCAAACCAAGTACCATATATTGAAAGACTTGAGGCTGGCCACAGCAGACAAGCACCCAGAGGCATCCTTGCACCAACCAAGAGTACAGTAAGGCGGTCACTATCACGACACGGTAGGTTACGATCAGGAAGATTAACAAGATAACAACAATAAGGAGAAATACGAT